TAAAGGCCTCTTCCTCTGGGGTCATAATCTTGACCTCGGCTCCCTTGCGAATGGCTAGTGCTGAGTTAAGCCAGATGGCCTGACACTCCGGCATCTCCCAAGCCCGCTGCTCTGGGATGCCCGACGCGATCAGGTTGGCGACGATAGCCAGAGGCCAAGGGACTCCCGTAGTCTCACCGCTCTTAGACTTATCCTGCTCCCAGAACTTCGGCCAGTCGTGGATAAGGATATAGCCGGCAAAGGCGTTGAGCAGAGCCTCAAACTTCTTGGGATGGTTGTTAAGGTACGAGATGCGGGCCTTGTCGATTAGGCCGACCTCCCCAAGCCTTTCCTCGGCGCACACCTTACAGGCAAAGATAAGGTCGGCGGGAGTTATGCCGAGGTCGCCCGTGATCAGCGGGGAGTTAAACGCCATTAGTCGCACGCGGTACTTGAGGCACCACGGATAAAGCGAACGGCCCAGCAACTTAAAGGGAGCCGGGTCGATGTAGGCGTTCAGGAAGCGAGGGTCCACGCCGTGACTGTGCCCCTACTTGGGGCTGGGTCAATTAAGGAGGAGGAGAAGGAGAAGGGTCAACGCCTTCGTAACTAACGGCCGTAATTGAAACAGAGGTAAAATCCTTGTTAGTGCCCTTCTGGGTAATAGCCGTAATATTGCCTTCAAATTGTTCAGCCGCAGTCCCTGCTGGGTAGGCGGTATCGACGTTAAGCGTAAAAGAAAGAATGGCTCCGAGGACAGGCATACCTGTCGTGATGCAGATGCCGTCAACGGTCAGCTCGGTCTTTCGGTCGTCATAGCGGGCCGTTACAGTCAGGCCAGCCTCGTCAGCCACTAAGCCAGATAGGTTAAAAGTGGAGTTGACCGAATAGGACTGCACGAAAAGTTCTCCAATGGAGGTATCTTCAATGCCAAACTTGCAGGAAGTTCCGGTCGAGACAGCGGCGCACATGGTTACTTTTGCAGTTAGTGGAAACCTTACGGGGCGAGACAGGTCATGACCGAGAAGGCAAAAGAGGTCGCCCAGCTGCGTTCGTCAATCCCCTCGTCCTCGGAAACGATGCCCACGTCGTAGCAAGTCGCGTCCCCGCCCGAGACAAAGGCGGCCTTAATACTGACTAGGTCACGCATATTACCGACCAGGGCGGCACACCGGGTGCGGTGATCGGCTAGGGTCGTGTCGTCGGCGTTAGAGAACAGGGTGATGCGGACTGAGCAGTCGTAGTTGCCTTCGCCGTCAGGGAGGCTGGCAGGGGGTCGGGCAGAGTCGCAAAGGACGACGGCCTTGGGCAGGGTCTGGGTCGCGGCGTTGTCTCCCGTGAGGAAGGACACCGTGGTCAGCCCAGTCTGGGTCGAGAGGTAGGTCGCGAGCGTAGACTCGACGATGTGACGGATGGAGGCGGGCATAGGTTATTTGCGGTTAAACTTGGCGGTGTCCGCGTCGATAAGGCGCTGGACCTTGGCGGGCATTTGCTTGATGCGGTTGGCGTAGACAAGACCGAGGACGCCCGCTTGGTCGGCGATGCCAAAGATGTTGCCAGAGAGGTTGCGGATAGTCACGTCGGCCGACTTGTCAGAGAATTTAGTGACGCTCTGCCCGGCAACGGTACTGTGCTTAGTAATCCACCCAGCGCCACGGAGGGCTGAGCCCGCGTTCTTCTCGACACCGTTAATGACCGGGCGGGGGAGCGACATCAGGGCTTTATACCAGCCCGACTTGATGGCACCGACGCTGTCTTGGCGTTGGGCTATGTAGGTGTCTAGGTCGGCCTTACGCTCGACGACCCGCTTGTCATAGGAGCGGATGCCGCTCACGTTGCGACCGTTCTTCCAGAGTCGCCCGTTGTTGCGCTGATAGACAGGACGAAAGACTCCGTCGATGGCAGCCGTGCCGTCAAGGTAACCACCGCTAATGTCGTTGGCAGCTACTCGGGTACCAATGCGGTTAAAGTAGTTCTTAGCCCTTTTAAAGCCTTGGTCGGTCCCGAAGCCCTTGTACTGGGGCGAGAGCATACGGGCCACAAAGGAGTTCGCGGCGATGATAGAGGACTGGGTCGAGGCCACCTTCCAGAACAGTCCCTGGTTATTGTTGAGGGCTAAGGAGCCGAGGCGTTTAATGACGCGGGTCGCTTGTGTGCCGGCACCGCCACCTGTTAGCGGTACGACCACCTTGTTTACGTCTCGGTCGATGGCTTTCTCCCCGGCCTTCTTAGCGGCGTTGGATAGGCCGTTGCCTCCGCCCTTGGTCAGCGGAGGGGTGAAGGTCGCGGCGTCCTGACAGGCTAAGGCCGCTTGCTCGAGCGTCGCGTCTCGTAGGGTTTGCTTGGAGGCCTGAGCGAACCTGTTGATGGCCGCCTCAAAGGCCGCTAGGCTTGCCGGCTGTAGAGTGACCTTGACCACGGCGCTTACTGGTTGTCGTCGATGACGAGGAGCGTGATCCAAGCCGACGCGGGCTTATAGGTCTGGGTCGTGATGCGGACGGTCTTACCGCCAGCGACGATTTTCTTCCCTTGGGCTAGGGAGGCGATGGGGACACCAGCCGAGAGTAGGGCCGCCGATGACCCATTAGACCCGTCTGGCAGGCTCCAGGAGGCCGTTACAGCGGGCACCCTAACCGTGTACTGGGTCTTCTCCACATACCCCCCTGCCTCGAGGACGGTCTGGACGGCAGGGTCGGAGATGAGGCATTGGAAGGTAATAGCCCCAGAGTTGGCAGAACCAGCCACGCCGAAGTCGGCAATCATCTCCTTAGCGTCGTCCAAGAACTCGGTCCCGTATAGGCTCATACTGTTGCGACAGTTGGCAATAGGGTAAAACAAAAGACCCCCAAGCGGTTAGGCAAGGGGGTCTCGTTTAGGCGGCTTGAGCCGCGTCGCTTACGCGCTCAGGAGGCGACGGAGGCTGGTGGCCCGACCGACAGCCGTACCGAAGAGCAAGGTCGCGGTGACGTTGAGGTAACCAGACTGCTCCTGGATGATCATGACCTGGACCGAGAGACCCGTTGCTGGGTCGGTGGCCTGAGACACATCAGCACCCGGGATTTCATTGAAGGGGAGGGCAGTCGCGCAAGCGATAGCGTCGGCACCGCACAAAAATCCAGAAAGGTTCTCGGAGTTGCCCGAGAGGTTCGAGAACTGGTAGACCTGAGCGCCGGCAATCGTACCGAGGGAGCCAGTCGAGATGACGTTAGCACCGAGCTGGAAGGCAGCGATGATAGAGGCATCCGAGCGGAGGTCGGAGATGTAGGTGTTGTTAAGGACGAGGGCACGCTTGTCTGGGGCCTTGGCGTCGTCGAGGGTCTTCTGAGCGGCGACCACTTCAGCGTAACCGAGAGCAACGCCAGTGACGGTGTTGGAGCTGTAGTTAGCGGCGGTGACGAGGCTGTTGATTTCCGTCATGCACTTCTGGGAGAGGGCGATAGCAGCCGTCTCGACGAAGTTGTTGGCGAAGAAGGCCACGCCGTACTCGCGGATGTCCAGGGGCGCGAAGCGGCTGGAAACCTTGAAGTGTTTTAAGGTTACGCTGGTCGAGGTGACACTGGCGTCGTCTTGGGTGAGGTAGCCACCAGTCGAAAATTCAGTAGCGGTCGACGTGCCGATCAGGGGAACCTGAATGGTCTTGCCGGCGCCAGCGATAGCGGAGGTGAAAACGGTGGAGAAACCCGAGAGCATCGGGAGTTTGTTAGCGAGGGCCTTGATGACGCCCTGGGCGAGAACTGCTGGAGCAGCTGCGATGGAATTTGCCATAGTAGTATATTAGGAGATTAGGGTGAGAGAAAATTAGACCTTGATGCCCGCGTAAATCGCTTGGGCGTTCTTCGCGAAGAAGTCGGCCTTAGCGGCTGGGTCGGTCAGGCTGTTAAAGACAGCGAGAGCGTCCACCTTGGCGGCGACGTTGTCGGAGCCGGGGATGATGGCGGTCGGTTCGACGCCCACGGAGGCGGCAATCTTAGCGGCTTCCTTGGAGGCCGAGACCTTTGTGCTTTCGAGTTCCGCGATCTTAGCGGCGAAGGCGTCACGCTCGGCGACAGCCTTTTCGAGGGAGACACCGAGAGCAGAGAGGGAGGCTTCCTTAGTGACGAGGTCGGCCTTGATGGCAGAGAGTTCGTCCACGGCGCCTACGGTCAATTTCTCAACGGTCGCACGGAGGTCGTCGCGTTCGGCAGTTAATGCCTGGGCGAGAAGGTCGGCGGTCGAGAGTTGGTCTTCGATAGTCATCTTGTAATTGCGGATAGTGGAAACGAGACGGGCTTACTTCTTCTTGGCAGGAACGGCAGGGGCAGGGGCGATGCTGTTCTC